GGGGGGGGTACGTTGGCAACAAAAATTAAGAAAAAGGAGGATGAAACTTGTACTATAATGACCAGATTTGGCACTGGGGTGTCAAAGGTATGAAATGGGGCGTTCGGCGCTACCAGAATGCAGATGGCAGCCTAACCGGTGCAGGGAAGAAACGGTATGATCGGGATGTTGCTGCCAACAAAAAGAAAAAGGATAATAAGCTGCCTGCGGATGCTTTGGAAGACCCGAATCGCTGGGTTCGTGAAGACCGTGAACGGGCAAAATCTGTTGCTGATGCAGGTAATCAGATGGCAGGTAACCTAAAAACACTGAGCGACAAGTCCATGAAGATTCAGTCTCGCAGGACAGAAAAGATGGATTTAAGCAAAATGACCGACCAGGAGATGCGGGAACGGATCAATCGTGCCATGCTTGAGAAACAGTATGACGATATGTTCAACCCGAAAAAGGTTTATTCGGGTCGTGAAGCGGTCAGCGATACCTTAGAGGTTGCGGGAAGTGTTCTCGCCATTACCAGCTCTGCGTTAAGCATTGCTCTTGCAATCCAGAAGTTGCGAGAGGGGTGAGTAATTCAAAATGGAATTGTATCACCACGGCATCAAAGGCCAGAAATGGGGCGTAAGGCGTTACCAGTATGCTGACAGCACGTATACTCCGGCAGGACGAAAGCGTTATGGTGTAAGTCAGAACGCAAGCCGAATGGAGCGCATGACATCCACAATGGAGATGCGAGTAAAAGACTGTGTGAATACTGCTCGCACACAGGTGACGGGTCGGCAGTATGTTGACGGATACCTGAAGAAGGGCACAACTTTCTCTCGGATTCAGACTTCCAAGGACTTCGAGAATTTCGCGTTCTACGCCACCTATAAGAAGGCTGACAGTGACAAGTACATGGGGCTCTTCGGAAAGAATCTGATGACACGAGCCAACTACGATGCCAAACAGGCAGAAAAGCAGGCGAACGTTTCCGGCAGCGAATCGGATTTGGCAAAGGCTACCACACTGCGCGACAAGGCCAATAGCATGAAGGTCTATCAGCTGAAACTGGAAACAGTCAAGAAGCTGAAGGTGCCTTCTGATGAGAACGCCAGTGATATTACGGCTAGACTGCTGAAAGAGAAAGATTTCAAGCAGAATCTTGAAGCATCCATAGCGGATTCCAAAGAGAAGATGCGCAGACCTACCCAGCAGGTGCTTTTTAAGCAAGCTGAGAATGCGTTGAAGAAAGACCCCACTACGCTGACGGCTTCTGAAAAAGTGGCTATCTATAAAGCTCTAAACCTTTCTCTGACAAACCATAACGCACAGGAAGTGGCGGCACAGAGCCGTTTTTATGCGGAATTGAGCAAGAAAGGTTATAATGCGCTGCTGGATTACAACGATAAAGAATACTCCAGCTATCATGCAAAGCGCCCGATGATCGTGTTTGATACAGATTCTGTCCGTCTGCAATCGGTGACAGAGACCAATCCGAAGGTCGTGGACAAGCTGTATATGCGCTACAACGCAGAGCGAATTGCAAAAGAAGTGGGAGCAAATACCATCGGCTATGTTTCTAAGCTGGGTAATAAGACCGTTTCGGAGTGTGCTGCTTACATGGAACGCAAAATGAATGACTATTTGAGCTAAGGAGGATTCGTGTGGCGGTGGAGTGATGGAACTTGCGAACTTTACCATTATGGTGTAAAAGGCATGAAGTGGGGAGTTCGGCGGTACCAAGACCGAAATGGTAGACTAACTGCCTTGGGCAAAGAGCGAAAACAAATTGCCAGAAGACAAAAATCTGCTATAATTAAAGAAACAATCGAAGGACACAAAGGCGCACCAAGAACTTATAAGCCGAATGCAATCTTAGACCATCTTGGTCGAAATGGCAAAATTGACAAGAGGTCGTTTTATGATTCCAGAGGTTTTAAGTACCAAGAGATTCATACCACTGACCACGGCAATCCGAAGCAGCATCCGTATGGTATTCATGGAGAGCATATTCATGAGTATATACGAGATGAAACTGGCGAAAAGAAAGACGAAGTCAGACGAGAACTTACCGCAGAAGAACGAAAGAAGAATGGTGATATTATATGACGCTAAAAGAATTGAAGGAAATCGTTGTTGATAACGATAATGACTTTTACTTTACCTTTGATGGAAAGCGTGCAGGCGTTGAATCAACGACTGTCAATTACCAGACAACTTATACACTGTGGTGGGGCGACCTCGAAAAGAAGCATGACAGTTTCATGGCAGTGGTCTGCGATCCGGTTTTCAATGATGAGTCTATCGTGACCCTTTTGAGCAAGAACAAAATCGAAATCGAGTTCAGCTAAGATAACGGAACTCAGTAAGCGCATTGGCTTAACGGCTGATGCGCTTTTTCTTTTTGGAGGAAAAATTCAAAATGGAGATGAACATTGGCTCCAGGCTGAAACATGCGTGGAACGCCTTTCTGAACCGGGACCCTCCCGGAAGCGAGTATCATGGAGGCGGCTACAGTTACCGCCCTGATCGGATGCGCTTTTCTCGTGGAAGCGAGCGCACCATTATCAATGCCATCAACAATCGTATTTCGCTCGATGCATCATCCATTAAGATCAATCACGTAAAGCTCGATGAAAATAATCGCTTTGATTCGATTATTGATTCGGGCCTTAATTATTGTCTGACTACGGAAGCCAATGCCGACCAGACCGGCCGAGGGCTGATTCAGGACATCGTGATGACCTTTTTGGAAGAAGGCGTGGCGGCAGTTATCCCGGAGAAAACAAATTTTGACCCACGTTATAGCAATAGCTATGAAATCTACTCCATGCGTGTTGGTGTACCCGTAGAGTGGTATTCAGATCGTGTGCGAGTACGGGTCTTCAATGAATTGACCGGTCAGAGGGAGGAGATTACTTTCCCGAAGAAGATGGTTGCGCTCATTGAGAACCCATTTTATTCGGTCATGAACGCACCGAACTCTACCATGCAGCAGTTGGTGCGAAAACTGGCATTGCTGGACGTGGTAGATGAACAGGCCGGTAGTGGGAAACTGGATATGATTATTCAGCTTCCTTATGTTATTAAGACGGATGCTCGCAGAAAGCAGGCAAATGAGCGGCGGGAAGAAATCGAAAAGCAGCTTTCCGGCTCTAAGTATGGTATTGCCTATACGGACGGTACGGAGCATATCGTGCAGCTGAATCGAAGTCTCGAAAACAACATTCTGAAATCCATCGAATACCTGACGAACATGGTATACAGTCAATTGGGTGTGACACAGGAAATCCTGAATGGTACAGCGGACGAGAAAACGATGAACAACTACATGAACCGCATTATCGAGCCGGTAGTATCGGCCATTGCAGACGAGTTTAATCGGAAGTTCCTGACAAAGACTGCCCGTACACAGGGCCAGAGCATCATGTGTTTCCATGATCCGTTCCGTCTGGCACCGGTAAGTATGATCGCGGAGATGGCGGACAAGTTTACCCGTAATGAAATTATGACCCCGAATGAGATCCGGCAGGTTATCGGTATGAAGCCCTCGAAGGACCCGAAGTCCGACCAGCTTGTAAACCGTAACATTGCTTCGGCTGATAAGGGAATGCCCGTTCAGGGCAAAGAAAATGATGCTGATGAGCAAGCTAATGCAAATCAGCAGGAAGGAGTGTGAAAAATTCAAAATGGCAATCAATTTCGATTATGACTTTTCCGGTTGGGCAACTAAAGCCAATGTGAAGTGCTTTGATGGCCTGACTATTGCACCGAATGCCTTCAAGGAATGTGATGGTCAGGTGGTTCCTGTCGTGTGGAACCATGATCATTCCAGCCCGGACAATGTGCTGGGTCACGCATTGCTGCAAAACCGGAAAGATGGTGTGTATGCCTATGTGAAGATGAACGACAGTCCCAGTGGACAGACTGCCAAGGCTTGCGTGGACAATGGCGACATTGACGCAATGTCTATCTATGCCAACGGCATCCAGAAAGCCGGAAAGACTGTGATGCATGGTACGATCAAAGAACTGAGTCTGGTTATCACCGGATGTAACCCCGGTGCTCTGATTGATGAGGTCGTGAAGCACAGCGCGGATGGCACCGAAGAGGACAGTTCCGAAGCCTTCATTTATACCGATTCTGGTTTGAGCCTGAAGCATGGGCTGGACCCGGACGATAACTTGCTGGAGGACGAGGATCTGCAGCACTCGGATGATTCCAGCGAAGGTGATAAGGAAAAGAAAGGAGAAACCAAGATAGCTGACGCCAACGAGAAGACCGTCAAACAGGTATTTGATACCCTGACGGAGGAACAGAAGAACGTGGTTTACGCAATCATCGGTTCTACCCTGGATGACGGCAAGGACGGTGAGGGTAACGATAACAACGATGGTGAGGAGGAAAAAACTATGCACCACTGCTTTGAAAACAAGAAGGATGGCACCGTGCTGAAGCACAGCCTGGATGAGATCAACAATGTGGTTAAGGGCGCAAAGACCAGCGGCACCATGAAGGCTGCCTTTGCAAATGCCGGCATCGAGGACAGCGAGGTTGATGCACTGTGCCACGGCATTGACAACATCGA